CGCAGAGAGGACAGAGCCTGTACTTCTACGATGTCTTCGATCAGACGCGAGTACTCAAAGTGACGATCAACAGTGATAGTCAACTCTGACTCAAGGTTAGCCTGAATGGTTACCGCAGTTGCTTCTGACTTAGCAGAGGCAGCACCACGAGTAGGCTTAGGGATGTGGATTACATCGCCTTTTTTGCCAGTCATAGACATACGCTTGACAAGCGGAGCCATCTTCAGGTTCTTTTGGTATGCAGCGATAATCTCATCCGACCAAATTTCGGGGATAAAAGTACCCGCTGCGGTTTTGTCTACTACAGCATTAGCTGTAAAATATGCACCAGAGGTTTCACCAGCCATTTTAATTCTCCTTAAAGGTTAGGCTATTTGACCCTCTTCTCTGCATACGCTGCCATAATTTCAGGCTGTAGCGCCATGTAGCGATCAGGGTCAGTTTGCATAAGTTTTATTAAGTCAGCACGACGATAAATTTTCTTACGCGATCCCTCTGCTGTTCCGCGAGCGTTGCCTGTACTAGCAGACTTTAAAGTATTTTGACGAACTGCCTTTTCCGCTTGTGCGGTTTGTTGTACGGCTTGGTTTCTTTCTTTCCAGAGAGAAAACAATTCGTGTGCAGCATCGTAATCGTACCTTTGGTCTGCTTGAACAAACAAATTTGTTCTAACTTTTGACCCCTTAATCCACTCAGCAAACTTAGGATCTTGCAGAATACTTTCCATATCAGGGTGATTGGATTTCAACTGTGAAAGAGTAGCCTGTTGTTTTGCTTGTTGTGTGTAAGCTTCTGCTTCTTTAATCTTAGGGTGGTTATTTATAGCTCGGTTAACAGCGTTCTGAGGATCAACAAAGAAATCTACTTCATCATCTTCTTGTTGCTGTTGTTGAGGTGCTTGTTGTGTTGAGAGTTGTGTCTGAATATGATCATCTACAAGCTTTCGGAGTTCACCCACTTCCGTACTCTGCTTGCCTGAAAACTTCTCAAGCTCTTGGTGCATCTGAACGAGTTCTTCGACAGACTTACCTTGGTACTTTTCTGGAACTTCAGACTCTAGTTCTTGAGGTTGTTCCTCTTCAGGATTCTCAATAGAGTTGTTAGTTAACTCTTCAGTTGTTTCGATGGGTTCTTCTTCAGGACGCTCATCAATTAATTGTGCTCGTGACATAATATAAACTTACCCCGCCTGTTATTATTAAGGTTATGGAGGATTAAAATGGGAGATGCCCTAAGACTAGGATTCCCGACTAGATCGCCCAGCATTCTCGTGTTCACGTACCCACTTCATGTGTCTACCGGGAAAATCCCCAGATGCACCGTCGAGTATGTGCTGAGTTGCTGAAACAATTTTTGTAGCATTAGCTCCACAACCGCACCTACTGGTCGTGGTATCTCCATCTACAAATTCTTCAAAGGTATGTCCGTTTGTACAGCGAAAATCAAATACTTTGATCATCAGCAGTTAGCTCTTCATAATTATTATTAATTGTATTTTCAAAGCTAAGAATATAAGCAAGTACGTTCAGTTGTCCTTTTCGTACATACAAATCATTCTGATCTTTAGTTGCTTCTACGCTATTAATTACGAGAGCATTTTGTTGTAGTTCTTCGATTAACTGTTTCCAACCAGCGGTGTTAAACAGGTCAAAGTACTTGTTGTAATACTGTTCAGTTTCTTGATCTATTGAGGCCATGTGGTTATCTCTATAACTCCTATTATACCATATTTTTATAAAGTTGTCAAGCTTTATTTCTGGCAGTTTTACGTCTACGTCCTGACGCTGTAACTGCGTGTTTAATCTTAGCTGGACCTGTTTTACGCCTTGATGATGAAGCTTTTTCTCCTTTAGTCATCTTAGCTGCTACGGCTTTAGGTCTACAAGAAGGATAAGGGCGTTTAGACTTAGTGGCAGATTTACGACCACAAGGCTTACCTGTCTTTACGTCAACCCACTCTTCTTTAAACCACTTTTTGAGTGCGGCTCCTTTTTTACTTTTTCTTACGGCCACTTTTGTTACCCCAGTTCTTAGCGCCAACCTTGCGGCACTTAGCTACAGCACCAGACGCATACGCAGAAGGCCACACCTTGTAACGAGCTTTGACCTTCTTTGCACACGCATCGTTAGCTTTTTTCTTTTTCTTAGCCATCTTAATAAGGCTTAGGCTTTTTTACTTTTCTTTTTTTTCCCGGCATCAGCTTTCTCCTTTGCTTTCTTAGACAAATCTTTGTAATGAAATAATTTTACAGAGGTCTTGCTGTGGGTTTTACCAGAGTGCAGTGTACCGTCTGGCATTTTGTGAGTTCCCCCTGTGTGCAGAGTTCCGTCACGTTTGTAATGTTTCATTCCTGCAGCCATAGTTAATTACCAGTTTTTGCAAGACCAGTATCTTGCTGTAAGTTTACTAGGCTTGTTAGTGTCACACTTGTGCCTAGCCCTGAATGACTTACGCCTTGCTGGTTGATCTTTTTTGATCTTCATCTTAGCGTCACCAAAACGTATAGTCTTGGTTGTCTCGCCTTCTTTGGCTACCACCACGTACTTCTTAGTTGGGTGATTAGGAGTCCGTTTCGGTTTGTTGTACCCGCTTACTCCTGCTCGTTCCAGCTTTGGATCCTTTTTCTTGGGCATTAGCTTTGGCCTCCAGTTCTTTGACCCGGCTCTCCAGTAAGTCCAATTTGTCGAACTGCGTCTGGAACGCTTGGTTGATTTGGTCTAGGAATTTGGTCATTTCCGCTTGTGTCATTAACACGGGGTGTTGCTCCTCTTGCTTTTTGGTTTTCTAGGTTACGTTCTTTTAACGCTACTTCAGCTACTTTAAGACGGCGTTCAAACTCTTTATCGTCTGCGTCGCCTTCTTTAAGATTTCTAGTAATTGCTTCAATACGTTCAATTTCTACTTCTTCAGGAGCTAACTGTGTATCCATGTTGTACTTAGCGGCTCTAGCTTGCGACTCAGCAGCCTGTGCATTAAGCGCAGCAGTTTGACTTTGCTGGAACTCAAGCTGTGCTTGTTGAGCCATTTGTGCCATTTGTTGTGCTTGCGGGTTAGGTTGTGAAGCTTGTTGCATAGTTGCAATAAGGTCTTCACGATTACTAAGGTTCATGTTGTCAATGATGCTTTGGATCAGTACAGGGTACAGCGGGCTGTCTTGCTTCATAGTCTGCAAAAGTTGCACCAACTGTGTAACCTCGTACTCACGAGCGATAATACCCAGAGTACTCGTAGCGTTAAACTTATAGTCAGCTACAGGGTAATTTTCAGGGTCAAACTGCATATAGCGATGTGCCGCCTTAGTTACGAAAGGCAAGAGGAAAGACTGCTGAAAGTTAATAAGAGTACGCTTATGACGCTTGATAATAGCGCCGAGAGACATACTGATACCAGCGGCTGTTGCTTCACCGTTAACCTGACCTGCAATACCAGCAGAGTCTACTGCGCCTGTAGCCTGTTGAACCATCTGTTGAAGCGATGCGGCTTGTGCAAAAGTAATCTGTCCGACCTGTCCGAAATTAAACGGCTGTAGTACTTCACGAGGATCTCCGTTGGTAAGAATCATTTTACCGGGACGTACTTCTGGTTTAGCCCCTCTAGGAAGCCGTGTAGCGTCGATAGCGAGCATTGGATGAATAGTTAGACTCAAAGCATCAATACGTGCCCGAAGCTCTGTATCAAGCGCCTTCTGGCTGTTATAACCCTTTTCACATACACCACGACCCCAGAACCGTCCGGGTACTACGTCCCAAGGAAACGCAACAACGGGACGATCTTTCATCATATATGGGTTAGCTTCTGCCTTGAGCAACGTACCACCATTAGCAATTACAACGATAGCCTCAACGTAACGTGAGTTTTCTTCTACCTCTACGTCTTCAAACTCAAGCAACTCTTTAGGCACAAGACCATAATACTTAGTTAGTCGTACCTTATCGTCGTTGTACAGTGTTAAGTCTTGGTCTGGCTCTAGGTCACTATCAGGAGCAGCCGATTCAATAAAGGCTTCTCGATACACTCCTTGTTCTTGTAGTAACTCTACGCTGTGCTTAGATACAAACTCATCTACAGCAACACCCATAGCATCCTCAACGGATGTAGCTACAGGATCAATTAAAAAGTTTTGAGGAAGTACAGGTTTAAGTTTAACAACAACACGGTCAGTAATGTTTACGCCAATAGCTTGTAGCTGTCCATCCATAACAGGCTGTGTAGCTGGAGCCATTTCTTTTATTTCTTCCAGCGTTACTTCACCAATGCCTGTTCCAAACACAGCAGCATTAATAAGACACTCAGCTACAGCTTTTCGTACTTTACAAGACTCAAAGTCTTCTGTTAATTTTTTTCGTAGATACAGAATGTCTTGTCTTTCTGGATCATTAGCATCATCAGTAATATCAAACCACTTACCACGACCAAACGTGGCTTCTTCTAATTCTGCTACGTTAGATTCTACAGCTTGTTGAAGTGCAGGAGAAATAATACGTGATCGTTCTGATGTTCGTTCTGAGTCAGCAGGATCCCATTGTCCTCGCCACAAACGGTAATACTCTTCAAACTTTTGTTCGTAGTTTGACTCATAGTGGTCACGCCAGTTTTCACACTTGGTCATTACCCACTCTTCCAAAGACTCTCCCATAATAAAAGGGTCTGGGCTATAAATATCTTCTGCCATCTTGGGTTCCTTAAATGATAGCAACGCAGTACCCTAGTGTAAAAAACACTGCGGCACTGATTGCATATATTCCGTAGGTATTGAACGGTCTAAAAACTTTCATTAGTATCCTGCTACTACATCTAGTATTTCATGATCATCTATTTCAAAGTCGTAGCTATATGCTACCTTAGCTAGCTGGTCTATATAGGCCAATGCGTCAACCAAGTCATCGTGAGTTAAGGCATCAGGAAACTGAAACAACTGATCTAAAAATCTTGTGTTCCATTCTGCTTGTCTTAACGTTACGTACCCGTTTTCAAATCGTCCTTGTAACGCCCACATAACCCTGTCAGTTTTCTTCTTGTTACCGTGGGTAAGCTCTTCTACTCTGAAGAACATACCATATCTTTTCTGCATGTCAACAAGCGGAGACATCACAGCTTGTTTAGCAATACCTCTTTCGATTCCAACCGACACGGGACGGTAATCTCTAACGGCCTGAAATATCTTAGCTGCTGTTTCGTCAAGTGACCATCGACCGTATATGATATTGTCAACATACCAACCATGCTCACTGACCTTAACCACGGCAATCGCTGTCTCGTCAAGCTTAGAACTTTTTGTCTTCTTTTTGTTAACTTCTTCAAAGCCAGCCAAGTCAACGGCAATGTAATAATCTCCTACTTCGGGTTTTTCTTCACTAAAGTTAACCCAATCTTCTTTAAACATTTCTGACCCACGAGCTTCAAACGACGCCATAAATTCTTGACGGAACGCATAGCTCGACATGCTTCTCTTCGCAATATCAATTTCTGACGGGTCCAATAAAGGATTATCGTAAGATGTAAAATGCCAAGCCTTGTACGTAGGGTCATCATCTAGCTCCGCATATTTGTAAAGTTCATAAAAGTGATTTCTTCCCATAGGTGTGCCTATAAACATTGCACATCCCTTTTGGTCAGCCAGAGCAGGTCTAAGTATCTGCTCAAACACCTCTGGCTTCATGTCAGCATACTCGTCCATTACTAGGAACTTGAGGCTAACACCTCGCATAGTTTCGGGCCTGTCCGCTCCTTTGAGACTGATAGTGGCTCCGTTAATAAGCTTAATTTGAAGATTATTAACATGACTACCACTGATAACTTCATGCCCGAGATCGTGAAGGGTGGACCACATAATGTCTCTGGCTTGTCCTTGAGTAGGTGCGACGTAAAATACATGACCTTTTTCCGCTTGTAATGCGTTAACGATTAACATCCACGCTGCTAATCTAGACTTACCTGTACGTCGCCCAGCAGCTACTATTTTAAATCTTGAAGTATCTGCCCAGACTTGTTGCTGCCAAGGCAGTAGTTCTATATTAAGATCCATTAATACAACCAGATAACTGGAGCAGAACCCCTAGTATCTACATGTACAAAATCATCATCAATGCCTATACCTGTAAATCCTAGGTTAAGAGCATTAGCTACAATAGAGAAGCGGTGGGCGGCATTGGTTATTTTTATGTCAGCCGCAATCCCTTGAGCATGTGTTCCCGGCACCGCTTTTTTAGCTTCTATTGGGTGCTTTGTTGGATGACGATAACCTGACGTTACCTGCATTGGGAATCCACACGCTCCCCGCAATTTATCTAACTTTTCTAGAAAAGCTTGTTCCATGTTATTTTCGCCAGTAACCTGACAGTCAAACTCTTCACGTGAAAAATATTTAAGACTCATCAACAACCTCGCCTTCTATGACTGTAGGTTCAGCTACATCTACGGCACCAACACCACTAATATTGATTTGGATGGCGCTTCTTCCACCATCTTTAACAATGTCTTTTTCAAATGCAGCAACAGGTAGAATACGGTCCATTACAAGTTTCCATGCTGCTGATTGATTCTTATGTTCTGGATCAAGTGCCGCATCGAATATTGCATCCATAACAGCGCGAGAACGTGGAGAATTCAACATTCTTGCTTTGTATTCGTTGATTATTGCAGCATCACCTTTGGGTCTACCAACAGAAGTCCTGTTTCCTTTCTTTTTACTAGAAACAGAAGATCTTTTAGGTCTTCCGACAGGGTTCTTTTTGGTTTCCATACTATATAGTCACTTATTAGTTTTTTGATATCGTGAGCTAATGGTTTTAGTGTTAATTATTATAATAATAAGATGTACTTTTCTTACTAGCTCTATATATACATATATTATAGCATAAAACTAGGCAAAAGTCAACCCCTAATTAGAGTTTGTAGGGAAAAATTACTATTTTACAGCGCAGATACTGCTACTTTACAGTGCAGATTACTGATATATCTCTGCATTATGACAAATAATTGATTTATAACTA